AGCCCTCTCTAAATTAGGTGAAGTAGACGGTGTAGATGCCTTTAAGAAGCGCAGCGAGACGACACACATCGTTAAGCCCATCGAAGAGGTGGAAAAAGAGTTGCTCTCGGTGCTTGAAGGCATTGAGTACCGTGTATTAGAAGAGGAGCCGCCTCGTGAAGCGGGCTAGAGCGGGTACAGTAGAGGATCGGTTAGCCACTTGTGGCTCTTGTGAGCATAACAAGTTCGGTATTTGCAGAAGGTGTGGCTGCATTATTCAAGCAAAAACCCGTCTTGCAGGGCAAAAATGCCCGATTGGTCTGTGGGGTCCGGAAGAATCCGGTCTAAAGTCGCTTGTAGCCGACTAAAACGATGCAACTTTCTTCTGAAAACTTGCAAAAACTCAAGGCATCCCTGCCGACGATGCCTGAAAAAGAGAAAAGGCGTGTTGCCGAACTCTTAAAGACGTATCAAAGCCAGATAACCCAGAAATTAGGCAAGGATTCCTTCCTAGATTTCATTAATCATGTGTATCCGGGCTACAAAGTAGGGCCACATCATCGGAAATTAGCGAAGATTTTCGAGGAAATTGCAGAAGGAAAGAAGAAACGGGTGATCGTGAACATCGCCCCGCGTCATGGCAAGTCTGAGATGATTTCCTACCTCGCTCCGGCGTGGTTTTTAGGCAAATTTCCGCATAAAAAGGTCATCATGGCCTCACACACGGCCGACCTCGCAGTGAATTTTGGTAGACGAGTGCGTAACTTGGTCGGTTCGGAGTCTTACCGTGACATTTTTCCTAGCGTGGAGTTACAGGCTGATAGTAAGAGTGCTTCTCGTTGGGGTACTAATTTTAACGGTGAGTATTTCGCTATTGGTGTCGGTGGCGCTCTTGCTGGTCGCGGTGCCGACCTCTTTATTATTGATGATCCTCACTCTGAGCAAGATGCTAAACAGGGCCGTGCTGACGTATTTGACCCTGCATGGGAGTGGTTCCAGTCAGGCCCAGTCCAAAGATTGATGCCGGGCGGTGCGATTATTGTGGTGATGACTCGTTGGTCTAAGTCGGACTTAACGGGCAAGATTGTTGATCACATGACTCGCGAAGAAGGCGCGGACGAGTGGGAAGTTGTCGAGTTTCCCGCTATTTTAAACGATAAACCGCTCTGGCCTGAGTTCTGGAGCATTGATGAGTTGCTGGCTAAAAAGGCTAGCATGGATGTGCGGTACTGGCAGGCCCAGTACATGCAGGAGCCGACCTCGGAAGAGGGGGCGCTCGTCAAGCGAGAATGGTGGCAGGTGTGGGAGAAAGAAGACCCTCCTGTCTGTGAGTACATAATAATGGCTCTTGACGCTGCTCAAGAGAAAACTAACCGGTCGGACTTTAATGCCCTGACTACATGGGGCATTTTCATGAATGAAGAGACTAAAACCCGCAATATAATCCTCCTAAATAGCATCAAGCAGCGTATGGAGTTTCCTGAGTTAAAAGAGTTGGTGCTAAATGAGTATAAGGAGTGGCGTCCCGATACGTTTATTGTGGAGAAGAAATCTAATGGTGCGGCGCTTTACCAAGAAATGAGACGGATGGGCGTGCCTGTTGGTGAGTTTACCCCCGGTAAGGGGCAGGACAAGATCAGTCGGGTCAACGCGGTGACGGACCTGTTTTCTTCAGGTATTGTGTGGATACCCGACAGGCGTTGGGCGTGGGAGGTTGTTGAGGAGTGTAATGACTTCCCTTCCGGTACCCATGATGACTTGGTGGACTCGACAACTCTAGCCCTTATGCGGTTTCGACAAGGCGGGTTTGTAAGTCTGCCATCTGATGAACCAGAACCTACACGGTACTTTAAAAGTAATCGTGGAAAAGGCTACTACTAGGAGAATTTAAATGGCCGTCGATAAAAGTTTGATGGAGGCTCCTCAAGGCATCGCGGCTATGGCTGCTGACATGGAGCCGATTGAGATCGAGATTGTTGACCCTGAAGAAGTTCGGGTTGGCGTAGATGGGATGATGATTGAGTTGGAGAAGGCGGAGCCTCGCGCTGATGACTTCGATGCTAACCTTGCCGAGTACATGAATGAAGGCGAGTTGCAGAGCCTCGCGGGTGAACTGATCGGCCACTATGAGCAGGACTTGGCCTCTCGCAAGGACTGGCTCGACACCTATATTAAAGGACTGAAGATTCTCGGTATTCGGTACGAGGAGCGTACTGAGCCGTGGCCGGGTGCCTGCGGTGTGTTCCACCCACTTCTGATGGAGAGTGCGGTCAAGTTCCAGTCTGAAACGATTATGGAGACTTTCCCCGCGATGGGGCCGGTCAAGACCAAGATTATTGGCAAGGAGACTCCTGAGAAGAAAGACGCTGCCATTCGTGTCGCTGATGACATGAATTATCAGTTGACCGAGGTCATGAAGGAGTATCGGCCCGAGCATGAGCGGATGCTGCTGTCGATGGCCTTGGCGGGCAATGCCTTTAAGAAGGTGTACTTTGATCCGAGCCTTGATCGACAGACTGCGGTCTACATCCCTGCCGAAGATATGGTGGTGCCGTACGGTGCGTCTAATCTTGAGTCCGCTGACCGGGTTACGCACCGGATGCGTAAAACGAAGAATGAACTGATCAAACTGCAATATGCAGGCTTCTATCGCGATGTGGACCTTGGCGAACCGATGCGGGTCATGGACGAGGTGGAGAAGCAGAAGGCGGAGGATCAGGGTTTCGCGGCTAGCATGGATGATCGGTTCCAACTGCTAGAGATGCACGTAAATATTGATCTGCCGGGATACCCGGACGTTGATGACGATAATAACGAGACAGGGATTGCGCTGCCGTATGTGGTGACGATTGAGAAGGGAACGGGGACGATTCTGGCGATACGTCGGAATTGGCGAGAAGATGACGAACTTAAATCAAAGCGACAGCACTTTGTCCATTACGGATATATCCCCGGCTTTGGCTTTTATTATTTCGGACTTATACACCTTATCGGCGGACACTCTAAAGCGGCAACCTCCCTCCTTCGCCAACTTGTCGATGCAGGAACTCTTAGCAATCTTCCGGGTGGTCTCAAATCACGTGGTCTGCGTATCAAGGGAGACGATACCCCGATTGCCCCCGGTGAGTGGAGAGACGTAGATATTCCCTCGGGCGCGGTGCGGGATAACATCCTGCCGCTTCCTTATAAGGAGCCGAGTCAGACTCTCTCGATGTTGATGGATAAGATCATTGAGGAAGGTCGCCGTTTCGCTGCGGTGTCGGATCTCAAGATCTCTGATATGTCGAACCAAGCGCCGGTAGGTACCACCCTAGCCATCCTAGAGCGCGTTCTGAAGGTAATGTCTGCGGTGCAGGCCCGCGTCTACTACGCCATGAAGCAGGAGTTCAAACTCCTTGCGGGCATCATCCGCGATAACACCCCGGAAGAATATACCTACGAGCCGGAGGTTGGGGATCGTAAGGCCAAGAAGGCTGACTACGATAATGTGGATGTGATCCCGGTATCAGATCCCAACGCGGCCACCATGTCCCAGAAGGTGGTGCAATACCAAGCCGTGATGCAGTTGGCGCAAGGCGCTCCTCAGTTATACAACATGCCACTACTGCACCGTCAGATGATCGAGGTGCTTGGGGTTAAGAACGCTGAGAAATTGGTACCGATGCCTGATGATCAGAAGCCCCGCGATCCTGTGACTGAGAACATGGATGCGATGATGGGCAAGCCGCTCAAGGCGTTTATTTACCAAGATCACGAGGCGCACATTCAGGTTCACATGGCTCTTGGGCAAGATCCCAAGATGGGGGCAATGATCGGGCAAAACCCCATGGCGCAGCAGATCACTGCATCGCTTCAGGCACACATCATGGAGCATGTGGCGTACCAATATCGTCGAGACATTGAGAAACAACTTGGTGTCGCTCTGCCCCCGCTGCCGCAAGACGATAACGAAGAGTACAACTTGCAGCCTGAACTTGAGGTTCAAATCGCTCAGGTTAGCGCCCTTGCCGCTGCACGACTTCTTCAGAAGGATCAGGCTGAGGCGCAGGCTCAGCAGATGGCGCAGCAGGCTCAAGATCCGCTCATGCAGTTGCAGCAGATGGACTTGCAGATCAAGCAGATGCAGGCCCAGACCAAGCAGATGCAGGTGCAGGCAGAGATGCAGGCGAAGCAGCGGGAACTTCAACTTAAAGAACAGCAGATCCTCATGGACGCTGCGGCTAAGGAAGATGAACTGCGGTTGCGTGAAGCGGAGATCTCTGGGCGGCAGCAACTTGATGCGGCTCGGCTCGGTGCTGATATCGAGAAACACAAGGCGCAGGAATCTAATCGGATGGAGACTGAAGGAGTCCGACTTGGCGTTGATATCGCCAAGGCCAAAGATCAAGCACAACAGCGTCGTATGACGCCGCCAAAAAGGAGTGAGTAATGAGTTATTCAAACGCTCTTGAGTACCTTGAGGAAAAACTCAAGGAGGAGCGCGTACTAATCGTGGAAAGCCTGATTCAGGGAAAACTTGATGAGGGTGAGTACAAGAGACTCTGCGGGGCATTACAAGGTCTTGATCTCGCAGTGAATCACATTAAAGACCTTGCAAAACGACTGGAGCAAGAATGAGCAGTATTGACGTTGCAAAAACTCAGGAAGAAGCCGCCAAGGCCAAACTCCTGCCAGAGCCGAAAGGCTATCGGATCCTGTGCGCGGTTCCGCATGTGGATGAGGAATATGAGAGTGGTCTTATCAAAGCAGAAGACACCAAGCGAGTCGAGGAGCAGACCACTGTGGTCCTCTTCGTCATCAAAATGGGTGACCTTTGCTACAAGGATAAAGATCGTTTCCCCACCGGCCCATGGTGTAAGGAAGGCGATTTTGTACTCACTCGACCGTATACCGGCACCCGCGTGGTCATCCACGGCAGGGAATTCCGCATCATCAACGACGATTCGGTGGAAGCGGTGGTGCAAGACCCCCGTGGAATCCGTCGCGCATAAGGAGTAACCCATGACAGAACAGACTGAATTTAAGTTCCCTGACGAGCAGGAGGCTGAAGTTAAAGCGGCTCCTGAACCTGAATTTGAGGTCAAGATCGAAGACGATACCCCCGAAGAAGACCGGGGCCGTAAACCACTGTCTAAACGTACAGTAGAAGAACTGGAAAATGAGGATTTAGACGAGTATTCAGAGAAGGTTAAGAAGCGCCTCTCGCAAATGAAGCGAGTTTGGCATGACGAGCGTCGGGAAAAAGAACGTGCCTTGCGTGAGCGTGAGGAAGCCTTGCGTTTTGCCCAAATGCGCGATCAGGAAGTAAAACAACTTCGGGAGCGTCTTGGACAGAATGAACAGGCGTTTATTAAAGAAGCCCAAAAGTATGCCAATTTTGACCTTAGTTCGGCTAAAGAACGCTTAAAGCAGGCTTATGAAGCCGGGGATTCGGAAAA